ATGGCATCCATACAGGAACGAAACGGCACCTTCTCCGTGCTCTACTGGCACGACGGAAAGCAACGCCGCACCCCCACCCTCGCCAACCGCCAAGGCGCAGAACGCATCAAAGCGATCATCGAGAACAAGGCCCAAGGCCCCGAGGTTGCACTACGCGTCCTCGGCGCGTCCCAAGACGCCAAGAGCATCACCCTGGCCGAATGGTTCCCCAAGCACCTAGAGCGCGTCGCCGTGAAAGCCACAGACGGAACCGTGGGCGGATACGAAGCCGAAGCCGCACGGTCCTGGCTCCCCCGCCTCGGCCCCCTGCCACTGGACACCATCACCGAAGAAACCATCATCGAATGGATCAACTGGCAGAAGGTCCAGCCCACCGCCCGCAGTGTGGCCCGCCGCGAGAAGGCTGCCGCCGCTGGGATGAAGGCCAAAGACCTGCCCCCACTGGAATACGTCTCAGCCAAGACCATCGACAACTACCATTCCCTACTGTCCTCCACCCTGGACAGCGCCGTCCGCAAGCACCTGATCCCGTTCAATCCGGCCAAGGGTGTGCCGCTGCCCAAGGATGACGTGCGCGAGGAGATGGAGATCTTCACCCGCGAGGAGTGGGACCGCTTCTACCGGGCCATGCCCGACCACTACAAGCCCTTTACAGCCTTTCTATTGGCCACTGGGGCGCGCATGGGTGAAGCCACCGCCGTCCGCGTGCGAGACATCGACTTCCAGCGTGGCACCGTGTCCATCCTCCGAGCCTGGAAGAAAGCCCGCCAAGGCACCGTCATGGGCGTCCCCAAGTCCAAGCGATCCCGCCGCGTCATCCGCGTCCCCGGCTGGGTGCTGGAACTGCTCTGGCCACTGGCTGACGGCCGCGACCCGGACGGCCTACTCTTCCGAGGCGTGCAAGGCGGCAGGCTCCCCGCGAACAACTACCGGGGCCGGCAATGGCCCGACGCCCTAGAGGCCGCTGGGATCACCAAACACCTGACCCCGCACAACGCCCGCCACACATTCGCCTCATGGGCTCTCATGGACGGCGTGGCCCCACTGGTCGTGCAATCCCGGCTCGGCCACGAGAACATCAGCACCACATCAACCATCTACTCCCACCTACTGCTAGACGAGCAGGACGGCGCAGTAGATGCTATCGGTTGGGAACCACCCAAGCAGCTCGAAGCGTGACCCGCAACACCACTATGCCCCCGGAATCCAGCGCGGATTCCGGGGGCATTTTTTGTGTCAAATAAAATACGCCTCTGACATGCGGGTCTACAAAGTCGTCCCAAGTGGCGGTTATGGTGGCAGTTCGACAGTTCCGATTACGCAAGGGGGGCACGATGGGGTGTTTGACTGTCCGCGATCTGGGGGACGCTAGCGAGCGGTTAGGAATCAGTGCTGTTGCACTGCTTGAGGCGTTCTTCTGCGCGCCCCAGCAGTTCGATAATGCTGATTCCGAAGGCTGAGGCCATGAGTGCGAGGTCATCAAGGGGGATGTCCCGCTTAGCGCCTTCGTAGCGCATCACGGTCTGCTTGTCCCTGCCGATCTTTTCGGCCAGTTCTGCCTGCGTCATTCCCAGGGCGGCGCGTTCCGCCTTGATTTGTCGACCCGTCGCTTCCTGAAGTCTCTCGCCGTAGTTGCTCATATATGAAAAATAGCACCGGCAAACCCTGGCGACTATCCATATTGGACAGTTCGAGTGTGTCCACGTGGCCCCTATGCGTGTCCACGTAGTTGATCGAGTAAACCCCGGGCGTTGACAGGGTTCCAATCTTGGGGTTGCAGATATCCAAACGGATAGCTAAAGTAGAGGCATGGACATCACCACAGCCACCGCAGACGCGGTAACCAAGGCCATGGTCGATGCGGGGGAATCGCTTAGCAGCCTTTCCGAAAAGGCCGGCCTCGCATACACCACCCTTCAGAACAAGACCAAGGGCACCCGCCCCTTCACCGTCAAGGAACTCGGCAGCATCGCCGACGCCCTCGGAGTCAGCGTGTTCGATCTCATCGCAGTCCCCGCTAAGGACGCGGCATGAGCGCATTCCATGGCACCGAATGGCTCGTCAGCCGCTGGGACAAGTCGCCACGCTGGATCACCCAGCAAGCACGAGCCAACAAGATCCCCGGCGCAATGAAGCTGGGGCGCGAATGGCGCTTCGATGAAGCCGACATCATCGCGCACGAAGAAGCGAACAAGACGGGCGGAGTATTCGCCCTCTCGGCAGGAGCCAAGGCCCGCCGCGCCGCCTAAGCGGCACCCCACACCCCACGCAACACCTTGCCCCGCAGAGGGCTCACCTTTCTGCACCCAAAAACACCCCGACCCGAGTTCCGCACACGGGCGAAGAAACCCTAGGGAGAACTATGTCCACCGCGACTGGTTACCGGAATCGCATTCTTGAATACGCAGACGAGCACGGCCACGACATCAGTAAGGGCAAGGCGATGAAGCTTGCCATTGTGTTGCATCGGCGTGGTGAGCGGATGCATGACGAGAACTTGGAACGCATCTTCACGCACAGTGACCCAACGCCGCCTGCCGCGTTCAAGCGCATCCACGCTAAGGCGGAGCTTGCTAAGCGCGGGGTGGTGTTGGCGTGAGCAAGTCGGATGTGTTCGCCCCTATCGAGGCGAATGGCAAAACGTATTGGCTTAGTCATCACGCGGCGGATCGTGCCCAGGATATGGGTGTCCCGTTGGCGTTGTTGCCGGTGATCCTCTCCACGGGGACCACACATGATGCGCCCCCCACGTCGAAGTATGCGGGTTGTTATGTGGTTCGGGCGGGGAAGGTCGCTGTGGCTGTGTCCCCGGACCCTGAAGGCCCCGTCATTAGCACCGTGCTTTGGTCCACGTTGGATGCGTGGCGGGCTGCTGACCAGAAAGCGGGCCGCACCTACAAAGGCGACGAATACACCCGCAAGGTTCTGACCAGTTGGTTCGGAGCTGAAGCCGCATGAACACCCCCACTAATCAAGGAGTAATGATGTGTGAAGTTTCTGATGCCCGAGACCGTCTACTTGCCACCGCCGTCAGGGTCGCCCGTCTGATCGGTGAAGACCCGGACGGTGACGTGCTGGACCGTGCACACACCCGATTCCTGGAAGCCGAAGCCGCATACATGGCCCTCTGGGACGAGGTACCCGCATGAGCGACTGCAGCATCGAGGGATGTAGCGAGCCAATCAAGGTCAAGTCACGCGGATGGTGCAACAAGCACTACAAGCGGTGGAGGGCGTACGGGACGCCAGAGGGCCGCGCATCCCGCACCGCCCGATTCTGGGAGAGGGTCAACAAGTCAGCGCCAAATGGTTGCTGGGAATGGACCGGGCAAACGAACAACGGATACGGGCGACTTAGCTGGGGTCCACGCATGGACTATGCGCACAGGATCGCATTCAGGCTGGTCAACGGGAGCATCCCCCACGCCTTTGAAATCGACCACATTTGCCACAACACCATCTGCGTAAACCCATCCCACCTTCGTCTTGCGAACAGATCGGAGAATCAGCAGAACATGCGTGGCCCTAACAGAAACACCACGACTGGAGTGCGGGGCGTCTCGTACATCAAGTCCCGAGGCGTATATCAGTGCCACGGGTCTATCAACGGGAAAAGTGTGGGCCTCGGCTACTTCACCACGCTAGACGCAGCAACCGAGTTCATCGCTGAGTGGCGGCGAGAGAACTACCCATTCAGCGACATGGACAAGGTGGCGTAGTGACAGATTGCCCAGACCTCCCGGATTGGCTGCCAGACCCGCCGATGGCCTTTGCCGACGAATGGACCGATTGGAGAGACGCTGCCCTGGATTGGATCTCGGAGCAGGACGACGAGTGGACCGCAGATGAGCTTAGGGCCGCGTTACCTGAGCCTCGCCCGCATTGGCCCGGCGCTGTTGTCCGCACCGCATCCGGCCGGCACATGATCCGCCTTGTTGGTCAACGCCGATCAACGCACCCCACTAGGAAAAAGAGTCTGCTGGCTATCTGGGAGACCGTTAGGACAAGCCATGACTGACAAACAGCTTTACCGACGTAGGAAGAACACTCAGGCCCGCATTCATGGCGGGCCTCTTGTGTGTCCGGAGTCTTTGCATGTTTTGGACCGAACTGAGCATGGCTATCACTGCCCGGCGTGCAACTGGGACTGGGCACATGACGGATCAATCATCAAGGAGGTGGCCCCGTGATGTGGCAGATCCTCTTAATCGTCCTCGTGGCTCTGGTGCTGGTGATGGAGTGGCGTTCGTCGGCACCTGTTGAGCCCCGTCATTCGTTGGATTGCCTGGATGGTGTGGCGGATGAGAACTGTTCGCACCGCGCACACCTCACCCGCGAAGAAGTTGAGTTCATCCAGTCATTGGACGGCCAGTTAGGAATCAAGCCATGAACGCGACCACGAACCTTTGCACGTGCGCACCCCACACGTATGCGAAGGCCACCCCGATTCTGTACGTCCACGAGATCGAAGTAGTGGACCCGTTCTGCAAACACCACGGCGACCCGTCGTGATCACCGAAGGCGACCTAATGCCCCTCGACACCCACACCCAACGCATGGCCGCCATCCGTGCCATCCCCCGCACATGGGAACTGTGGCTAGAGGGCAACGACTTCTACGGCGGCCTCCTGTACCTGACCTACACAGGTCTCGCCCGCCACTGGACCACCTGGAGATAACCCCATGACCCCCATTGTCCTCACCATCGCCGCCTCTGTTGTGGCTGGTGTGATCGTCGCCTACACCGTGACCGCAATCACCGACCGAGTATTAGACCGCATGTACCCAAGGAGTACACGATGAGCAATCGCACATACGCCCCCTCAGACTTCGCCAAGGCCCTCGAACTGGCCGGCGTCGTCGGAGAAGTCACTGACACGCAGGCCCGTGACGTGATGACCCTGCTCGGCCTGACCGTGGAAGACCCCAAGCCCGGGCCGGGCGTGTACCTGACCCGGCATGGAATCCCCGTGCTGATTGGTGACGCCGGACTCACGCACAAGGCTGGGGCGGTCGGCCTTGTAAGCGAGGAGCTGGAAGAGTTCGACCTTGACGGCCCTGGCGGTGACTTGATCCCCGCCCGCGTGGTCCCCGCCGAACCCGTGGAACTCACTGAGGAACAGGTTGGCGAACTGTGGGATGCGCGACGAATCAGGATTGTCAACTGGAGCGAGGTCAACGAATCGAAGCGCATGGACATCACCCCCACCGTGAACGCCGCCCTAGCCAAGTACGGGCACGGCACCACCACCCCCAGCCGTGAGCAGGTGGAGGAAATCCTCGCGTCGTCATGGGAGGACTGGACGGCAATCGGCAAGGAGGCAACCATCCGCCTGCACGCCGACGCCGTGATGGCCCTGCTGAAGCCATGACCAAGAATCGTGGCCGCCCGTGTCCGTGTGGTCGTGGGCGTGGCTTCCCTAACCGTCGTGTGGCCGCTGATGTGCGAGCCCACATGACCACACTGCCCACCACCTACTACCAGTGCGAGCACGGCCGGACACACTGGCACTAACCCCCACATGCATCCCCCTAAGCCCCTGCCAAACGGTGGGGGCTTACTCGTACCCAATCCCAAGGAGAAGTCATGAGCATCCCAGACCCCGCCGAGGACATGCCCGGCAACCCCTACACCGATCTGGCCTACTACGCCGCCGAGCTGGTCCCGTCGAACAGGGAGCCAGCCGACGACGCCGCCACCGCACAGGCATACGCAACCCTTGCCCTCGCCCATGAACAGCGCACCGCCAACCTCATCGCCTACTCGAAGCACATTGACGATACCGACCGCGACGTAATCGACCAGATCGTCGCCCGCCTCGGATTGGAGGACGACTCATGACCCGCTTCCGTGAGGCCCAAATAGACATCGCCATCATCCTCGGACTGTTCCTCGGAATGCCGACCACCGCAACCCTGCTCATCGAATGGATCGGACTGTAATGGCACTCACCGTTTACGAGAACCTGGAGCAAGGTTCTGAGGAATGGCTACAGGCACGGTGCGGGATCGTCACCGCATCCACTGTCGGCCAGTTGATCACCACGAAGACCATCAAACCCGCCAGCAACGAGACCGCACGATCCCTAACCGCACACCTCGTAGCCGAACGCATTACCGGCTACGTCGAACCCACCTACGTCAGCGCGGACATGGAACGCGGCAACCTCTCAGAGCCCTACGCACGCGACGCCTACGCCGAACAGCAAGGCCTCACCGTGGACGAGATCGGCTTCATGGTCCGCGAGCAGGGAGACACTTTCCGGCTCGGATGGTCACCCGATGGCCTCGTGGGAGAAGTTGGGGCGATTGAAATCAAGTCGCCTCGCCAGAAGAAGCACCTGCAAACCATCCTCGCTGACGAAGTACCGCCCGAGCACATGGCCCAGTTGCAAGCCGGGCTACTGGTCAGCGGACGTGGATGGATCGACTTCATCTCCTACTGCGGAGGATTCCCCCTGTACGTCAAGCGCGTCACCCCAGACCAGAAATGGGCGGACACCATCACCCTGGCCGTTCAGACATTCGAGCAGCGCGCCGAAGAAATGACCAACCGATACAAGGGTGCGACCGTCGGCAAGGAACCAATGGAACGCATCGACTTCGACCAAGAAATGGAGATCCAGTTCTAGATGGACATCTCAAAGACAACGCAGCCTGACTCATCGCAGGTCAACGCTGAAGACCTGCTCGCTGGCCCCGTGACCGTAACCGTCACGGATGTCACCGCTGGCAACGCTGAACAGCCCGTCAACATCGGACTGGCCGAGTACCCCGGGCGCGCTTACAGGCCCTCTAAGAGCATGCGGCGCATCCTCGTAGCCGGGTGGGGACCTGATGCCTCCCAGTACACGGGCCGCCGCCTGACCCTCGTGAGGAACCCTGACATCCGGTTCGGGAAGGACGTTGTGGGCGGCATTGAGATCGCGGCTATGAGCCACTTGGAGAAGCCGCTTGCGGTTGCCCTCACGGTGTCCCGTGGCAAGCGCCGCCAGTTCAAGGTGGCCCCCCTCCAGGAAGCACCCCCCGCACAGTCCACGGGTGAGATCCCCGCTGAGGTGATCGCCAACGTTGAGAAGGCAAAGGCTGACGGCAACCTCGGGTCATACCTTGCATGGCTTGAAGATCAGGGCGCACCCGAACACATCACCGCCTACGTGAAAGACCAGGAGGAAGCATGAGAGCACAGTTTCAACACCCATGTGATGAGTGTGAACAGCCGATTCATTACCTTCAAGGCGAGCCGCCAAAACATGAATGCGACTACTGGAATGAGACTTACGCGGACCCCGAAACCCGCACGTGACAAGTCGTAATGCGCTAGAATGAGAACAGCCCCGGAGAGTGCGTCAACACTCAATCCGGGGCCTGACCCATTCACTTGAGCAACCAAGGAAGGGGCTACCAACTATGGTACCCAAGATTTGCTCCGTCGCAGGATGCGACAAGGCCGCAACGCGCAAGAAGATGTGCGACATGCACTACAGGCGCTTCCGCAACCATGGGGACCCGCTCATCACGAAGATGCCAGGGCGCGGAAGGCCCCCCGCCGAACGGTTGGACATGCACACCGACAAGTCCGGCGACTGTTGGGTGTTCACCGGATCTGGTCAGGTGTACGGAAAGCTCGACGTCAAGGGGCGCAGCGTGTCGGCTCACAGGCTGGCTTACGAGTCGGCCAACGGCCCCGTGCCAGCAGGGCAGGTTGTCCGTCACAAGTGCGACAACACCAAGTGCGTCCGACCGTCACACCTTGAACTTGGCACCCATGCCGACAACTCCCGCGACATGACGAAGCGCGAGAGACAGGCTAGGGGCGAGCGGCAGGGAAGCGCGAAGCTGACCGAATCGCAAGTTCTAGAGATCCGCAGCATTGCCGCCACTGGCAGTGTCAAGCACTCACTTATCGCCAAGCGGTTCGGCGTTAGTCAAGCGCAGATTGGGCACATCGTGACCGGTCGGCGTTGGAAGTATCTACTCAATCAATCAGAAAAAGAGGTGGCCTAATTGGCTCAGGTGTCATTCAAGGGAAACGTCGGCAAGGTTCGCGGCTTGGCCTTCTCTAACGATGGGAAGCCTCGCTTCTCATTCTCAGTAGCGGAGGGGCATTCCAAGCCGAACGGCAACGGGGGCTTCGATGACATCGGAACCACGTGGTGGAACGTGACCGTCTTCGGCAAGCAGGCTGAAGACCTCGCGGACATCGTTGCTGAGGGGCAGAAGCAGCGCGTAGTGGTCGCTGGCCGATCCTCCACCCGCGAGTACGAGGCCAACGGCGAGACCCGCACCAGCCTGGATGTCATCGCTGACAACGTGGGCGTCGTCCACCGCGCACCGCAGGGACAGCAGCAGGGCCAGCCCGCACAGCAGCAGCCATGGGGCGGTCAGCAGCAGGCCGCACCGAACTGGGGTGTTCCTCAGGGCGGAGGCCCGGCCTTCTAGTCACACCTAACCACTCATCCCCTTAGGGGCCGTCACTTCGGTGGCGGCCCCTTTCGTACCCCCAGAAAGACAAGCCAATGATCACCCCCGATTACGACCCCACACAGCATTTCGTGGTCATCAAAACCGAGCACATGGCGGACAAAGTTGTGCGCTGTGAATGCGGATGGGAAAGCCGTGGATGGGTTTACCACCCCCGCGCAGAAGCCGCCGGCGAACGACACCTGAAGGAGCAGCAGGCATGACCAAGTACACAGATGGCCAGAAGGTATTCGCCTATGTCGTCATGTCATCCGAAGGGCCGAACGTCCTCACCAACGGCAAAGAGCCAGAGGGCATGGTCCTTATCGAAAAGCGCGGACGCGGCCCCGTGCACACCTACGAATGGTTTAGCGAGGGCCGTGAAGCGTTGACCTACTGGCACTGCACTAAGGCCGGGCGCGGGTTCGTGCGTGGCGAGAAAGTCGAGTGGGACGACTACACCAAGCGACAGATGGAATACCTCATCAAGGAGGCAGCCAAGTGACCGCTTTCATTGATCCCCGCACTGGCGACCCAATCATTACTCCGTGCATGAAGGTTGACCCGGAGACGTTCTTCCGGACAGGGGAAGGCGATGAGGCGCGAGCCAAGGCCCTGTGTGCATCGTGCCCAGCGACCGCCAGAAGGGACTGCCTGAGCCTCGCGCAGAAGGTGGAGCGCGACCACGGCCACGGCTACAAGTACGGCGTGTGGTCGATGATGAACCCCTCCGAGCGTGGCCGTATGTCTGACAGGAAGGCCGTGGCATGAGTGACAACGTGAATAGCCCCGCCCATTACACGACGTACCCGGTTGAAGTTATCGAACTCACGGAATGCATGAACTTCAATCGCGGCAATGCGGTCAAGTACATCGCACGCGCTGGCTTGAAAGATCCAGCCAAAGAGATTGAAGACCTCATGAAAGCCCGCTGGTACATCAGCCGCGAGATTGACCGGATGGAGAAGGGGAACAGGCCGTCATGAGCAACAAGGCCGCAGCGCAGTGGCATGGCGTGACGTGTGGCGGTGAGTGTTGCCGAACGAATAAGCACCTCGGGGTCTGCCCGCACGCGAGAGTATGCACCTTTCATTTGGCCGAAGAAGTGCAGCGCATCAAAGCGGACAGGGAGGCATCAGCACGATTGGAGGCATTCAAACCATGGCGGTAGGTGAGAAGCGTTTGAACGTGGCGGGCAACGGACCCTGTAGCACGTGTGGCCGTCAGATGCGGCCCTCAAACCGTTCCATTGCGGACAACCCTGGCACCATCGCACACCACGGGCACGGGGTCTGCGTGTCATGCACGAAGCGGGCACAACGGAAGGCGGCAGGCAAAGAGTACCGACCCAAACGGCCTACCCATTGCGTGGGATGCAACCGGCCCTTACGCCCCGGCAAAACGAAACCAGCCGACTACCCCGGCACCGTCGAACACCGGGGCAAAGGCCGCTGCCAACTGTGCACGAAACAACAGGCAACCCCCGACGCGCCCAAGCCAGTCATCCAGAAACTCCGTGCACCAGCAGAACCCATTGAAGGCATCAACCCCGCAATGGACGCCTACCTACGCAAACGCCGTGAACGACTCGCACGCCAACAACGACTAACCCAAGTAAGGAGACCAGCCGCATGAACTATCCGGCCTGCACCCGTTGCGGGAATCTCATGCGCAAAGACAGCCAACGCGCCGTAGACCACCCCGGCACCGTCAAACCCGCAGCCGGGGGCATATGCAAAGTCTGCAAACGCAAAGAAACCCGCGCACAACCCGTGCCCCTCGCCATCCCAGACCGCGAGTTCCATTTAGACGTGGCACGCACCGCATATGCCGGGTGGATCACCGAACGCAACCGACGCCTAGGAGTTAGAGCATGATTAATACCGCGTCCGAGCAGGTGGATACCCTTGACATCGTGGCAATCCCGAAGACGCTCCATGTGCAGCGCATTGAATCCAAGCGCGCTGCCGAGCTGGTCGTGAAGCACCACTACTTGCATAGGCGGCCTCCGATTAGCCACGCGTTCGGACTGTTCAATCATGGGTTGATGGTCGGCACGGTGACTTATGGGACGCCCGCTAGTCGCCATTTGCAGATGGGTGCCTGCCCCGAAGATCCGTCATCGGTGATCGAGTTGAACCGGCTTTGGGTGTCTGATGCAATGCCGAAGAACACGGAGTCATGGTTTGTTTCTCGCACACTGAAAGCCTTGCCGCCGAAGATCGTTGTGTCTTATGCGGACACTAAGGAGCAGCATTACGGGTACATCTACCGGGCGCTGAACTTCCACTACGCCGGGTGGACAGACATGGAGCGGAAGACACCGCGCTATGACTACATTCCGCACGATCCGAAGGCGCACACCAGGGACGCTTTCAGGACGGGTTATGCGTACAAGGTGCGCCGGTTGCCGAAGGTCAAGTATTGGATCGTGACGGGCAATAAGGCTGAGCGGCGTCGGTTGACTCGGATGAGTGGTTGGCCGCGTTTGGACTGGCACACGTTGCCGCCGCCGGAGTATGTGGAAGCTGTGGCGGAAACGGCTTGACCCCTTGACGTTGTACCTACAGCTATGCGAGACTGTAGGTACAGAACGAAGGAGAAGAAAATGACCACCACCAAGGCAACCGAAACATACGCAGTCATCAGCAAAGGCACCCTGGACAACGGACAAGAAGCCTGGACCGCAATCGTCTACCTGAAAGGACGCAAGCGCACACAGGTTCTCAGCGGCAGCAGCGAGTCCGTCATAAGGCTAAGGTGCCGCCAGTTCGGAGTCACCGACCTCCGCAATCTGAACGGACGACCCGCCTAATGCCCACCCCGCTCCGAAACATCCGAATACCCGACGAACTCTGGCAACAACTCATAGCCAAAGCCAAAGAACAGGACACCGACGCATCCACCATCATCCGACAACTCATCACCCAATGGCTCGAAACCCAGAAGGAGTAAGCATCAAAAACCCACTCCGCAAATGGATAGCCAAAATCGTCCGCGAAGAAATCCGCAAAGAACGACAAGAGCGAAGCCTGAACCCACCCCTCTACCCCTCGTTGGAAGACATCGAAGCAGCCCAGCGAATCCGGGTCGAACGTCTTAGACAGGAAATGAAGAAACAGAAATGAATACCACTGACGAGTCAATCAAGAAGGCCAAGCAGGCATGGTCCGCAACCTGCGACGCCGGAAACGCAGGGCCAGGCTACGAGAATGCGTGGCGCGCAGCATTGGACGCAGCCGCATCGACGATCAAAGCAGACGCCTACACCCTCGGCTGGCAACGGGCAGTCAACGCGCACCCCTCCTGGTGGCAAGACCCCGAGTACAGCAAGAACCCATACCGCGACTAGCAGAACAAGACGTCAAGGGCCATCCAATCGGGTGGCCCTTTTGCTTACCCGAAAGAAGCCATGCAGAGCACTCACCACTACAACATCCGAATCCGCGTCGATTGCGACCCAGGCGACCTAGAAGCAATCCGACTAGACCTCAACGATGTAGCCGAAGACATTAGCAACTACTGGGCACCCGGCGTCAGCGTCACCGCCACTCTCGAACCCGCAACGAAGGACACCCCGTGAACCTGTCTGTAAAGCGAACAAACGAAGCCGCCATCCTGCCTACCCGCGCAACCCCCGGCAGTGCGGCAATCGATCTGTACGCCCTCAACTCCGTGACCCTCTACGTGGGCCAGCGTGTCCCCGTAGACACCGGTATCGCCGTTGCTATCCCCGAGGGTTACGCGGGCTTCCTGCACAGTCGTAGCGGGCACGGACTCAAGCACGGGGTCACCCTGGCGAACAGTGTCGGCGTCATCGACTCTGACTATCGCGGCCCGTTGAAAGCCGTCCTCGTGAACCACGGCCAACTCCCCTACCACGTAGCAGCCGGCGAACGCATCGCACAGCTGGTGATCCAGGCTGTTGAGACACCCGGCGTCACCCTCGTGGACGAACTGCCCGAGACAGTGCGCGGTGCAGGCGGATTCGGGAGCACGGGAGTCAAGTAATGGCACGCAGCAGGACATCAGCCAAACAAGCCGGGGCACGCTTCGAACGCTCCATAGCCGACTGGCTAGCCGAACACGTAGACGACCGCATAGACCGCAGGGTAAAAGGCGGTTCCAAAGATCGCGGGGACATCGGTGGTTGGCGATTCGCCGGCCGCCGCATCGTCGCAGAACTCAAAGACGTAGCCACCATGAACCTCGGCGGCTGGGTCAAAGAAGCCGAGATCGAACGGCTAAACGACGACGCACACGTGGCCCTAGTTATCCACAAGAGACGCGGTCACGGAGACCCCGGCGACCAATACGTCACCCTCACCCTGCGTGACCTCATAGCACTCACCACGGGAGAACGACCGTGAACATCACGATCACCAGGCAGGAACTAGAGGTCATCCTGTACGACATCGAGCAGAAGCACCACCTGCACGGCCATGAATGCCTATGCGGGTTCGCCTCGGCCCGGAGCAGGTCACGTACTGAACACATCACCGGCCTAGTCCGTGCCGCCATGGCAGACCACCTCACCAACTAAAACCAACCCCCTACCCCCACCCCAGGCCCGGCATTGCGTCCGGGCCTTTGTCATGCAAGGAGCACCCCCATGTCCGCTATCCTCACCGGCCCGCAGCTCGCGCAGGCCGCAATGAACATGGTCAGCAACTTTGATCCGACCCGCCTGCCCCGCACCGACCTGACCGCCGCGTTGTGCGCATTCCTGGAACCACTGACCACAGAGCACCTGAAGCGCGAACACGTGGACAAGCTCATTGAGGCGGCCAACTCGTGGTTCCAGGCAGACCAACTCGCATACGACGACCCCATGGAGGGCAAGCCGCACGCATGGGCCAAACACGCCGACGAATCCCGCCGCCGCGTCCGCATCATCGCCGAAGCCATTGTCGACGGGGGAAGGCCGGAGTGAACCAAGTTATCCACAGAACTTCAGGGATTCACCCCCAAAGCGGAGAGGGCTACGGTATGGTGGTAGAGGAAGAACTGAATAATAAGACGGCCCCGGCCGGTGCTGGAAACACCGAACCGAGGCCTCACCACCAACTTGGGATAGCAAGGAGGCGGCTAGAGATGAGTGTATCGTCTCCAGACACCACCGGGCTAGATCGCAAAGATCTGGCCCGTAGTTATTTAAAGATGGCCGGCAACGAACACCGGACCATCCAGGCGCAGCTAGAGGAAAGCGCATCCAAGCGCGCACACTTCGCCGCCATCGGCCGCAAGCACGGCATCACCTACCGCGAGATCGCCGAACACTACGGCGTTACCGAGGGTGCCGTCCGCCAGATGCTAAAGCGCATCGGGGGTGAATAAGTGCCCTGGTTTCGCGTTGACGACAACTTCTACGACCACCCCAAGGTTGATGATCTGTCGCTCGAAGCAGTCGGGCTGTGGACCCTCTGTGGAACCTACTGCGCCAAGCAGCTCACCGACGGGTTCGTCCCAGCTCGTCGCGCCATGAAGATGGGCGGCACTGAGTCCGCCATTGCTGAACTCATCAAGTCGGGTCTGTGGCTTGACGTAGAGGGCGGCTACCAGTTCCACGACTGGGACGCCTACCAGCCCACAAGGGAAAAGGTTGAGCGAGACAGGGAGTCAGCGAGGGAACGACAGGCCCGAAAGCGCAGGAACGAACTCGGGCAGTATTCGGCCCCACTTCAGTTGGTGTCCAACGGAAGTCACGCCGTGACATCGCAGGAACTTCCAGCGGGATCACTGAGTGAGTCACACCACCCCGGCCCGACCCTTCCCGACCCTTCCCTTAGTGTGCCGACTCGTCGCAAGCCCGAACGTCCCCTGCCGGGAGATTGGGCACCAACCCCGGCACACAGCCGCTACGCCGAAGACAACGGAATCAACCTGGACTTCCAAGCCGAACGATTCCGCAACCACGCCCAAGCCAACGACAGGCGGGCACGCGACTGGAACGCAGCATTCCGCAACTGGCTCTTGAAAGCCGAGAAGTCCCCCACCGCTACTAAGAATCCCCTCTGGGACACGTAAGGAGAATGATGATTGACCTGGAGACGGCGGAGCTTGCTGTCATCGGCTCGGCGTTGCTGACTAATGGGCGGGCGCTGGAAGACATTGATTTCAGCCCCACGGACTACCGGCATCCGACGATGGAGTTCATTCACCGGACGATGCAGGACATGAAGGCGGCAGGTCAGCCTATCGACCTGCTCACCGTGTCATCAGCGTTGATGAAGTCTGGGGAGAAGGTTGACCCGACGATCCTGCACCGGGCGCAGGAAGCTACCCCGTCTGCTGCCAGCGTGGACCATTACGCGGGGATCGTCACGGATGCCGCCACTCTCCGCAGGTTGTATGGGGCTGCCGAGAAGGTCAAGGAGATGGCCGCTGGTGGTGGTGACGCTGACGAGATCGTGGAAGCGGCCCGCCGTGAGATGGATGCAACTCAGTCACGGGCTAGGTCTACGCCGGTTCAGTTCGTGGCTGACACCATTGGCGGCACGATTGATTATTTGGAGGAGGAGGTGGCGAGCGTCCCGACGTTGTGGCGGGACGTGAACCACATCATCACTGGGCTGCGTCCTGGAGCCCTCTACGTGGTTGGTGCGCGTCCGAGTGTGGGCAAGTCGGTTGTGGCCCTCCAGTTGGCTCAGGCGCTCTTACAGCATGGGTCTGTGGCGTTCGTGTCCCTGGAGATGTCGGTGAACGATCTGACTACCCGCCTGCTGTCAAATGAGTTGCGGATCGACATGGGCAAGCTGGTCCGTCACGAGTTGGATGCAACTGACTGGGCGAAGATCGGCGAATGGGTGCGCAACCGCCGTCAGGTGCCCCTCGCTATCAACGACAACACGGGCATGAGCTTCACTGACCTGAAGCGGTTCGCCCGGAACGTGCACCGGAAGGCGCCTTTGGCTGGTGTCGTCGTTGACTACCTCCAGTTGATGGCACAGCCCCCCGGTGACAAGCGGCCACGGCATGAGTTCGTTGCCGACATGTCCCGCCAGTTGAAGATCCTCGCCATGGAAATGCAGGTCCCAGTCATTGCCCTATCCCAGCTCAACCGGTCCAGTGAGTCTAGGGATGATAAGCGGCCCGGTTTGCATGACCTGCGTGAGTCTGGGGCCATTGAGCAGGATGCTGACGTGGTAATCCTTTTGCATAGGGAGATCATGGGTGACAAGACGGACGAGATTACGTTCAGCATCGCCAAGAACCGGCACGGGCGCACCGGGCCTGTAGACCTCACGTTTGCCGGCCACTATTCGCAAGTACGAGACAAGTAGGAGCAACCATGAACATCCCCGAGGAAGCAATCGAGAAGGCCGCTGAAGAACTGCACTTCTGGCGCGGACATGTCGTGCCGTGGGAGAACATGCACGACGCAGCAAAGGACGGATGGCGAGGCGAGGCCCGTGCTGCTTTGTCTGCCGCCGCACCACTAATCGCAGCACAAGCATGGGATGAGGGGCGACGTGCTGGTAATCAACCTGTAAGCCAGCCCAACCCCTACAAGGAGCAGTCGTGAAGCGTCCGCCGATCAACACTTACGACTACATCCGCCAAGTGATCCGTGAAGGCGGCCGTGCCAGTGTTAGGAAGACCGACGCGGATTGCTGGTCAGCGCAATGGTTCGGCGGAAAGCACGGAGCATTCGGCCTCTCATTCAGAGATCCCGCCGAGGCCCACCGCTTTGCCCAATGCATCACCGCGACAAACGGTGACGCCCGTGCCGCCATATACCTATACGAACGCAACACTAAGGAGACCCCATGACTATCCGCGCCGAACTGGACAACATGCGGGAACGAGTGGAGGGCACGACGGAAGGCCCGTGGGAAGTAGACGCCGACGACACGCGACAGATCCGAACAGCCGGTGATGGCTACTGGATTGCTTCTCTCCGCGCCACCTACGAAGACGAACCCACGCGGATCAGCAACGCCGAGTTCATCGCGCACGCCCGCACCGACCTGCCGAGACTGCTGGACGCGCTGGATGCCGTTTATGCAGAACTGATCGAGATGGACAAAAGCCGTGACGGAATCCTTGGGCGTCGAGAGATTGGCCCCGATGAAGCCGCGACCGCACGCACCCTAGGCGTAGTTGAAGCACGGCTATCCATAGCCATCACCACCGCTTTGGAGGGCAAGTGACTGACGGGTTCAAGGCTGAGGATCGCCGCCAGCAGGTAGCCGAGTGGGGGCGTGAGGCAGTCCGCGTCTTGGAGCAGCAAAACCTGGACTGCACTTGCGAGTACGAGGAGCTAGAAACCTACCAAGGCGTCATCGTTGGCCGCACTTGCACGTACCGCGACACTGACTGTCCCACGCACTGGCCACTCACAGCCACATAACCGCACCTGAGAGCGCCTACCAGCCCGCACGCACACAACCAACCACCCCAGCACCCAAGAGGCCCGCAGAATCGCGTACAGCGACTGCGGGCCAAGTCATGTCAGGAGAAGCCATGAAACGCCTATACAGCGCCATCTGTGGATGGCTAGAAGCAGACGCCGCAATGCGGTCAACCGAACACGAGGCACAGCGCGAAGGCAACAACTTTGCCCAAGCCGAACGCGCCGACCAGCCACAGAACGACGAACTGCACGCCGCATATAGGCCCGAATCAATCCACAACGACGACGGCGGCGCATACCGGCTCGGATTCACGGGCGGCCGCTGGCAATGACCGCCATCCGTATCAAAGACGGTGCGCACCGCATTACCACCAACGCCACCGCAATCACCATCGAACTCGAGCCAGACGAGGACGGGTACCGGTTAGTTGTCTGGCAGGGCAACCACGCCGTACACATCAGCCACCTCAAAGGTGGCGCGGCAATCAAAATACTCAACGCCGACAACTAGACACCTGAACCACCCAAGGCCCTGAGCGTGTTGCTCAGGGCCTTACTCGTACCCAAGGAGGGGAACTTGAAGCCCTACTACCAAGACGAATCAGTCACGCTCTACAACGGCGACTGCCAAGAACTAGCCGACAAGTGGACGAGCGCCGATGTTCTAGTCACCGATCCGCCCTATGGAGTTGAGTGGACGGGCCATAACAGCTCATACAGAACTGACGGAGAACGGGTCACCACCACTCACAAGGCCATCTCGGGGGACCACGACGCAGCCGCAAGAGATGCCGTACTCGCCCAATGGGGAAACCGGCCTGCCATCGTCTTTGGATCATGGAGAGTTGCCCGCCCGGACCGCACTGAGCACCGCCTTATATGGCACAAGCAAGGCCAAGCGCCAGGGCCACTAAAGGCAGCGTTCATGTCGCAGGACGAAGAGATATACGTCATCGGCAAAGGCTTCCGCAAATCTTCCCCGCCCCTCCGATCAGTCATCACCACAACCGAAGCGCGGTCTGTGGAAGTGGCCAAGATCGGCCATCCGACGCCAAAGCCAGTTGGACTCATGGAAGTCCTTATTGACCGCTGCCCACCCGGAACCATCGCTGACCCCTTTGCCGGAAGCGGGGCAACCCTCATCGCAGCCCGGAACCTTGGACGAAAATCCGTGGGCATCGAACTAGAAGAACGCTACTGCGAACTGATCGCATCCCGACTATCCCAAACCGCATTCGACCTAGGAGCACTCGCATGAACATCCCCGAAGCCGCAATCAGCAAGGCGGCGTCTGCCATGTTCGCGGAGTCTGCGAAGGGTGGCGTCATGACAACCCATCGTTACGCACGAGCCGCACTCGAAGCCGCTGCCCCCTATATGCGAGAAGCCGACTACTCCCCTACGTCCACGCACAGCCCTTCCAAGGAGAACTGACATGCCTGTCCATGGAGCAATGACCGGAGTTCACTACCACGCCAACGGCCAGGCAGCAGTCAATGCCGCAACCAAGCGTGCCCGCAATACCACCATCGTTATTGGTGCAGACCAGAAGGACGGAACACTGCTGCTGGACATCGACGTCCAATCTCAGGTCTGCCGAGACAAGGCAGAACTAATCGACCAGTTGCGACTCATCATCAAGGCGCTCGAAGGGCAGGAACTGTGAACATCCCCGGGGATCTGATCGAGAAGGCGGCAAAGGCAGTCCACCAGTACGACGACCCTGGCAAGGACTGGCAAGGGAACCTGACCGCCGATGAGCGCGACATGTACCGCGATGCCGCATGTGCCGCACTCGTCGCCGTAATGCCATACCTGAAGGAGCAATCATGACCACTTGCACCTATCACCGTTGCGACACTCCAAACCCTGACGGCATCACCCTTTGCCACGCAGACGCCCAGCGCCTCCGTGACATCCTCGGGTGGATACCCGACGCCCTCAACACCATCACGGACACGGTGGCCCGCATGGACCGCACAGGTTCGGATGGGGGCTCATCTAGCGGTGACCATGCGGAGGCCGTCAACGTGGATGCTCTAGACGCCAAGATCGACCTAGAAGAAAAGCTAGGCACATGGGCGCGCATGTTGCTGGATGATGACCCGAGCGAGGACCTGCGCAACGTTGCACCGTTGACGTACCTCACGCTGTCCATCGACCTGATCCGCACCGTGGACTACGCCGGCGACCTGCTAGACGAACTGTCCGAGGCGCTCCGCAAAGTCACCAGGGCCGCAGACACACAAACCGGGACCATCCAACTCGGACCATGCCTCAACGTGGACGACGACGGCAACCATTGCCACGGACGCATCCAATCCCGACGAGACAACAACGGGGCACGATGCACCGAATGCCGAGCCAACTACGACGCCACCGAAGTCACCCAATACAGGATCTCGGAGTCATGGCACCGCACCGCACCACTCTCCACTGTTGTGAAGGCGCTCAGGCTGGCAGAAGTTCCGGTGACTATCCACGCCGCCAAGCAATGGGTCAAGCGCGGACACTTGGAACCACTGGCCCACGCGATTGACGGAACTGCCCTATACACCGCCAAACAAGTGGACGATGTGCGCAGAGGAGTGACCAGAAACCGGCGTGCTGCTTGACAGAATGCTAGGTGTACCCTATGGTGAATGTATGTTGCGATAGTTGCCTTTAGGGCAGATCGCGCAGTCAAGGTCTCAGCTACTCCGCTGGGGCCTTTCTTGTTCTGTCCAGTGCCGTGACTCCTTCGGCAAACCTGGACTGGCGGCGGGGTCGATCCGCTGGGGGCGTTTGATCCCCCGCCGCCCCTGACTTCCCGGTAAACAGCAACCATCACCAAAAGTGCAGGCTGATCAACCGGTTAGCGCAGACCCAAGCCGCGCAGAAGAAACCGATACCGACATCGGAGCTTGGCAACTTGAAAACATGGAGGGGTCATGGATGCCCGGTGCGATAGGTACGCCTCAGAACGCGCAGTAGCCATCATCACACTCATCCCCAGCATGGTCAGCCTGTATGCGTGCAATCACCACGCGCAAGCCTGGATGGACCAACTAGAAGCACGCGGCGACGAGTTCGAGGTCTACTACCCCGCAGACCAAGAAACCCTACTCAACGCCTAAAGGCACACGCCAACACTCATAGGGTCCGACATCTTGCTAGCCGCAGTCGGATCACCAGCCCACTCAATCGGGGCATCCGGGCGGGACATGCGGTCCACATAGTCCCCAATGCACCCCACCACATGCAACACCCGCCCCTCATCGTCATACTCCCCCGTGAGCGTGTCGCACAGGGACATCAGATCGTAGTCCCCCTCGTAAGTTGAGGGGTCCACGTTGTCAATACGGGCCGCCTGTGATGCAGCCTCCCCCATACACGACTCATGGGAAGCACTAGACGCACCCCCACACGCGGCAAGAGCAGGGGCAACAAGCAACAGGGGGACGGCAAAGGCTAACCGGGTGCGATAAGACATGCGCTGATCATACGCGCAGGCCAGTACGGATTAATAGGGGTGACCGATACGCAATGGCTACCCCCAAGGCAAACCCACGCCGGTCCAACGGAACCCTCCGCGACAAGATCAGAGCACGGGTCATGCGCGAAGAGACCCACTGCTGGCTATGCGGACACCCAGTAGACACCAGCCTTCCACACGGCTTCCCCGACTCGCCCGAGGTAGACGAGGTGGTTCCCGTGTCCAAGGGCGGCTCACCCTACGACCGGACCAACTGCCGCTTAGCACACCGACTCTGCAACCAACAACGCGGCAACAAAGACTTGACAGACTACCGCGTCGAACGCATGAAACCGTTGAAAACTTCACGGCAATGGCGATGAAGTGTTGACAACGCTGGAAAAGTCTGAACGACCGGGCCACCATCCCCCCGCCCCCCACCACAGGCCCGCCTCCGGCATAGTGCCATTTTCACTCATGCCGTTTTTTCGTCAGGAATAGGATTTAGGAAGGTGGTTTCATGGCTATTCAAGAAGTGCTTGTTGATGATGATGGGGCCGCTACCCCGATCCTTTCTGTTGAGCAGGCGGCTGACACTGGCAGTCACTTGCAGGAGCTTGTTGCTATGCGGCGTGTGGCTGCCCGTCGTATTGATGACCCGAACACTGCTGGTCCTGCGCTGGCTGCCTTGATCCGTCAGTACCGGGATTTGTCGAAGGAGATCCACGATCTCCAGGGTGCTGAAGAGGGGGATGAGCTTGACCAAGCTGCTGACTCCCCCGATGAGGCGTTCGACCCGACCGCCGTCTAGGAAGCTTTCTGATATTGCCCGTCATGTGGTGATCCCTGAGGGGATTGTCTCGACGGGCTGGCCTGCTGTGCGTGAGACGTTGGCCGAGCTGGGTATTGGGTTTGATGACTGGCAGGCTGGATTTGCTCAGTTGGCTTTGTCTAAGACTGCCGATGGTCAGTATGCAACTTCGGTTGGTGGGGTTGCGGCCAGCATCCCTCGGCAGGTCGGCAAGACTTACATGATCGGTTGGATTGTTTTTGCTCTGTGCATCATTCATGACGATCTGACGGCGGTATGGACGGCGCACCGGGCTTCTACTGCTGATGAGACGTTCGGCGGTATGAAGTCGATGGCGTCGGGGCCGAAGATGGACCGGCATATTGCTCGGATCGCGGATAACGGCTCTGAACAGACCATTGAGTTCCGCAATGGGTCTCGCGTGGTGTTCGGTGCTCGTGAGCGTGGCTTTGGCCGTGGTTTCGCTGAGCTAGACATTGTGGTCTTTGACGAGGCGCAGATCCTCACTGAGCGGGCTGTGGATGACATGGTGCCGGCCCAGAACGCGGCCAAGAATGCGTTGACGTTCATGATTGGGACGCCGCCTAAGCCTATTGACCCGTCTGAGATTTTCGAGGACGCGAGGCGTGCGGCCCTGTCCGGTGAAGCGCCGGATGCGCTGTATGTGGAGTTCAGTGCGGATCGTAAGGCGGACCCTGACGACCGTGAGCAGTGGGCGAAGGCTAACCCTTCGTACCCGGCCCGGACTAATGAGGCCGCGATGATGCGCATGAGGCGGCGGTTGACTGATGACAGTTTCCGTCGTGAGGCGTTGGGTGTCTGGGATGAGATGGCGTCTCGTAAGACGGCGTTTCCTCCGGGCGCGTGGGAAGACTGCCTTATCGAGAATCCGTCTGATGATTGGCCGATTGCGGCTGTTGGCCTCGATATGAACCATGAGCGTACTTGGTTGTCGGTGTCGTTGGCTTTGTGGACGCCGGACGGGTTGCACCTGGAGGTTGCGGAAACTGAGTCTTTCACTGAGGCGGGCACGGATGAGCTTGTGAAGTGGATTCAGAAGATGGCTCGTCGCCGCACTCCGGTGGTCATTGATGCTTATAGTCCTGCCCGTACGTTTGAGGCTCCGTTGAAGGAGAAGAAGTGCTTGGTGCGGGTGCTGTCTGCGTCGGAGTTCTCGCAGGCTTGCATGGGGCTCCATGACGCCGTGCGAGAGGGCGCGGTGACTCATTACGGCCAGGAGCAGTTGGACGCTTCGGTGGCCGGTGCCACTAAGAAGCCGGTCGGCAAGGCAGGCGCGTGGGCTTTTACCCGCGATGACCTGGATGTTGACCTCACTCAGATTATGTCAGTGACCTGCGCCCATTTTGGGGCGGTCAAGTTCGGGCGTCGCCCATCTAAGGAAGCCAGCAGCGGAGGGAGCGTGGTGGTGTGCTGATTTCACCTAACGGCCTCACGCAAGAGGAATCGCTTGTCCTGAATAAGCTGCTGGAAGTGTACGAGGCTAAGCAGCCTCGGAACGTTCTTCGGCAGGTCTACTTTGACGGCAAGAACGCCTTTGTCGATTTGGGCATTGCTATTCCGCCCGAGCTGCTGATGAAGATTGGCCCGGTCATGGGCTGGGTTGAGACGGGCGTGCGCGCCCTGACTGACCGATCCATCCTAGAGGGTTTCGTCTCCACGGAAGGCGATGAAGACCCATTTGGGATTGACGAGATTGTGGCTGACTCGAAGTTCCTTCAGTTCTTCTCTGGTGCCACGCTGTCTTCGGCTATCCATTCGTGCTCGTTCTTGACGGTGGACGCCATGGAGGACGGGTTGCGGATTCGTCCACAGCTTGCCGACATGTCTGCTGCTATCTGGGATAAGCAGCGCATGGAAGTGGGCGCTTATCTGGCCGTCTTGGAGATCCGGGATGGCCGCCCGGTGGATCTGGCAATGTACTTGCACGAGAAGATCGTGCGGGTGCAGGTGATGCCGTCTGGCCGAATCTCGGTGGAGCGGTTCGGCAATCCGCTGGGCCGCGTGTCGGTCGCCGCGTTGCCGCACAAGCCGACCCTGAAGCGACCCTTTGGGCATTCCCGGATTACCCGGCCTGCCATGTATTACACGGATTCCGCGTTGCGCACCATCGTCCGGTCTGAGGTGCAGGGCGAGGGCTACGCCGGCCCGCAGTATTGGCTGATGGGCGCGGACGCTAAGGCGTTCTCCGGCAACAACCGGTTCAAGGCGGTCATGGGTCGCGTGTTCGGACTGACGGAAGATCCGACGACGCAGGAAGTCCCGGACGTGAAGCGGTTTGAGGGGGCTTCCCCAGAGGCTCACATTTCGCATCTTCGGATGTGGGCTTCCCTGTTCGCTGGTGACCAGCGGGTGGCGCTGTCTTCGCTGGGGATCATCCAGGACAACCCCTCATCTGCGCAGGCCATTTATGCCGCCAAGGAAGACCTGCTGGTGGATGCCACGAACGCTAACAAGTCGTGGGGTGAGGGTGCGGTTAGTGCCCTGTCTATGGCGATTGAGTGGCGCGATGGTGAGCGGCCCGAGGGCCTGTCTAACCTGTCTGCGGTCTTTACCCCTGTGGGCACTGTGTCCCCGACTGATAAGGCTGTGGCGTTCGGTCAGCTTGCCCCGCACATTCCGGGTCTTGCTGAGTCTGAGGTTGGTTTGGAGTATGCAGGGTTCTCGCGTGAGCAGATTGTCCGGTTGAAGTCGGATCTGCGTAAGGCGTCGATTTCCGGGTTCATGGAGCGTGTGGCTGCTGGGCAGGTCGCTGGTCGTGTTGATGACGCTGCCGCCGCTGGAGGCCCGCCTAACGAGCTGGAGCAGGCTGAGGTCATGAAGGCCAAGGCTGATGCGCTTGGCGTCCTTAGGCGCGCCGGCGTGGACGCTAACAACGCGGCCCGGCTTGTTGGCCTGGAGGGCGTAACGTTCATCCCGGGCCAGCCCATCACGATCAAGCAGCCGGAGGAACAGTGATCCCCTATAGCGCAACGCTGGGCTATTCAACCTTGTTGGATCAGCTCAGCGTTGCCGCTTTGGCGGACCTGGACCGCTTGCTTAGGGCCGTTGAGGGCGAGCCGCCTGAGGTCCAACGCGAGGCACTGATGGACCTGTTGCCGCTGCTCGGTGACGAGTATGTGGGGGCATCGTCGTTGGTGTCTGCACAGTTCTTTGCGGAGCTTCAGGTCATGCAGGAGATCCGTAATCCGATTGCGCCGGAGACGTTGGACGGGGTGGAGCGGTCGCGTTGGCACGCTCTGGCCGGCTGGGGTGCGCGTGGCTCGGTGCTCGAGCAGGGTGGGGCGGCGTTGATGTTCTCGCTGGTCTCTGGGGGGCTTACGAAGGCGCTGACTGAAGCTGCTGCTGACACGATGATCGGCAACGCGGAACTCCAGGGCGGCGGCCTGTCAGCGCAACGTGTCCCCCGCCCAGGCTGCTGTGCGTTCTGCGGAATGCTGGCGTCCCGTGGGGCGGCCTATACGGCGGAGACGGGCGGAAAAGTCGTTGGCCGTGGCGTCCCCGTCGGGCAGGGCCGTGGGCGTGGCTCTAAGGGCCGAGGCAGGGGAATCAAGCCCCGTGGGTCTCAGCGCATAGGCGAGGACTTCCACGACCATTGCCGGTGCAAGGTGGTCATTCTGACTGACAAGAATGAGGCCGAGCTTCAGGCGACTGCGGAAAAGTATTACGACGCTTACGCCGATGCCTATAAGGCGACGGGTAAGAACGTCGAGCGAAACGTCATCTCCTACATGGACACTGCCGGAAATCGGCACAACCTTTACGAGTGGGTTGATGAGGGTGGCGACGTGCTTTCTGACAAGCAGCGTCGTAACAGGATCGTCGCTGAAATGCGCGAATCCTTGGGCGTCAAGTAGCCCACAAAATCTACGCGATACAGACGGCGGTCAACGGTCTGGTTAGTGCCGACGGGCTTACGGAAAGGAAACACCATGAGCGAGGAATCTGCCGCGCCAGAGGGCGGCCAGTCCGACTTCAAGCCGATCACCTCCCAGGATGACCTGAACCGCATCATCGCGGATCGAGTCAGCAGGGAGCGGGCCAAGTTCGCTGATTACGGCGACGTGAAGGCGCGGGCTGAGAAGTTTGACCAGCTCGAAGCGGAGAAGCTGACGGAAACGCAGCGGCTCCAGGCGCAGCTTGACGAACTGGCCGGGCGAGCGGAGCAGGCACAGCGTGAGAATGCGCGGCTTGCTGCCATCGCTGAAGCCGGGGTGCCCGCCGAGTACCAGGATCTGGTGCATGGCAACACCCCTGATGAGTTCAAGGCTTCCGCAAAGAAGGCCCGCGAGCTGATCGACAAGGCCACTGCCGCTGAGCAGAAGCCCGGGGTTTCGTACCGGGTGAATCTCGACGGCGACGGGTCGGAAACGCTGGCCCTGAACGGTAGCGGCATTGAAGACGCGCTCAAAAAGAAGCTGGGAATCGCCTAGCTTCCCCGCACTATCTCTGAGGAGAGATCATGGCACAGACTGCCGCAACTAACACTTCCGAGTTCGCCGGGTTCCTGAAGCCCGCCGAAGCCGAGAACTACTTCACGCAGGCGTCCCGCCTGTCCATTGCCCAGTCTCTGACCCGTCGGGTGCCGCTGGGCATCAACGGCCAGGAGATCCCGGTCGTCACCTCGAAGCCCACTGCTTCGTGGGTTGCCGAGGGCGGCCAGAAGCCGACCACTTCGGGGTCGCTGGGCCTGAAGTCCATCAAGCCTCACAAGATCGCGGCAATCACGGTTGTCTCCGCCGAGGTTGTGCGAGCCAACCCGGGCAACTACGTGTCCCTGTTCCGTGACCAGATCGCCGAGGCTTTCGCTATCGCCTTTGACTCGGCTGTCCTGCACGGCACCGATTCCCCGTTCGGCGCGGGAAACAACATCGACGCCACCACCAAGTCCATCGAGCTGGGCACTACCGCTCAGGCGTCGGGCGGCATCTACGGGGACCTGAACGGTGCCCTGAAGCTGTTGGTGGACGACCGGAAGAAGCTGACCGGCTGGGCGTTTGACCCGGTTGCCGAGCCGACCCTGAACGGTGCTGTTGATCTTCAGGGCCGCCCCCTGTTCGTGGATGCTACCTACGAGGACACTTCCCTCCAGGGTGGCCGCCTGCTGAACCGTCGTGCTCTGTACGGCGAGGGCATCGGCACGGATGTTGTTGAGGGTACCCCGAACACGGGCGGCATCGTCGGCTACGCGGGCGACTGGTCGCAGGCCGTGTGGGGCGCGGTAGGTGGCATCACCTACGACGTTTCCACTGAGGCCACCGTCACCATCAACGGCACCCTGACTTCCCTGTGGGAGCACAACCTGGTTGCTATCCGCGCTGAGGCTGAGTACGGGTGGCTGCTGAACGACGCCGAGGCCTTCGTGAAGGTCACTGACAACACCTGATGAGGCTTCGCAATCCCGGCACGGGACTGGTGGTGAGCTGTGAGGGTGACCTTGCGGCTCGCTACCAGTCCCTGGGCTGGGTCTCGGCTGATGCTGAGGCCCGCCCGGCTCGCAAGGCGGCAGCCGAGAAGCCTGAAGCCAAGTCGGAAGACACCACTGATGACAAGCCGGTGAAGCGCAGTCAGGCGCGTCGCCGCCAGTAAGGGGGCGTGATGTCCTGGGCTACTCCCGCAGATGTCATTGATTCGTGGGTTGGGAAGAACGCGCCGACCGATGAGGAGAAGGTGCAAGTTTGGATTGATCGTGCTGAGCGGTTGATCCGCCGTAGCGTCCCGGATCTTCAGTTGAGGATGGACGTTGAGAGTGACTTGGAACCACCGACCACTGACCTTCGGGACATGGTGGTTGATGTCGTTGTTGCGATGGTCACTGAGGTGTTCCGCAACCCGGAGGGGATGCGGAGTATTCAGACGGCTACGGGGCCTTATTCGAGTTCGCAGACGTTCGGCGGGGACTCCCCCGGCAAGCTGGTCCTGTCTCCCGCTGATGAGGCTGCGTTGTCTGGTACTCGTCCGGGCGAGTCGTTCACGTTTGATCTGATCGGCGGGCCCTAATGCGATCCCCGTTCGATGGGCTGCCAGAGTCCTGGAAAGTCCCGGTCACGGTAGTGCGTGGCGGGGGCCGTGACGAATGGGGCGAGTTGCGACCAGAGGAACAGCACGAGCGGCCCGGGGTGCTTATCGGCAAGGGCACCACAGTGGAGGCTAACGCTGCGTCCAGCCTGGTTGAGACCACGCTGACCCTGTATGACCCGGACCCCACGTTTCAGTATTTGCCCACTGACCGCATTGTGGTTGCCGAGGGGAACCTGAACGCTGGGGATTGGGCCGTCAACGGTAAGCCCTTCCAGTGGCCCTATGGCTCTGAGGTTCCTTTGGAGCGTGCGTGATGCGTACTCGTAAGGTTCCGGGCGTTAGGTCGTATCGTGCGGCCCCTGATGGGGTGGCTGAGATGATGCGGTCTGCTGAGGTTGGGCGTGCTGTTGAGGCTGCTGCCCGGCCTATTGCTGCTGCCGCTAATGCTGAGGGTCGGGCAACGTATGACACGCGCCCGCAGATGGTTCGTATGGGGGCTGATCCTATCCGGTTCGGGTATGACAACGAGCTTCGTGCTGGGGCGTCGGTTTACACGGTGGAGAACCATTGGAAGGACGTGCGGGACCGGACGCTGGTTGAGACTGCCGAGAAGATGGCTAGGAGGTCGCCGCGTGAGTAGTGTCATGGTTTTTCCGGACACCAGGGATTGTTTGCGTGACCTGATTCATGGGACCACGCACGCGGGCGAGACGGTAACTGTCCAGTACCACCTACAGGCCACCGCACAGGGTGGGCTCAAGGGGCCGCTGCCGGTGATCCACCTGCAACTGACGCAGGGTGGCACTGAGGGTTACCTTGACCGCGCCGACCGCCTCACCCTCGCCTGTTATGCGCGGGCGGGTGCTAAGTCCCTGGATGTTCTCGAATCCGTGCGCGCATCCATCCTCGGGTACGGCATTGAAACACCGTCTGGTTATCTCGATTCCGTGCGGGTCATCAACGCGCCTGCCCCAACTGATTCCGCTTACAACTCCGACAACATCGACCGGGCGGTCTGCACCTTAGAAGTGGTAACCCGCCCGCTATAGCCCCCACTGGGGTCCGTTCACACAACACAAACCCTTGGAAGGGGTCTGATTCTCATGCCCACGTTTGACACGATTCAGCAGGGCGCGGATAACCGCAACCTTGTTCGCAAGATCCAGAAGGCGGTCGCACTGCTCGCCCCGAAGTCCGTCGCCCTCCCGGATTCGCTCTACGTCTCCGGCACGCTCATGGACTTCGAGACCGCCGGATGGAAGCCCGTTGGCCTCATCTCTCCGGACGGCTACAGCTTCTCCCGAGAGGTGGAGAAGGAGAATATCGACGCACTGGGTTACGCGTCCCCGGTGCGCTCTGACGTGACCACCGTGCCCCGTCAGGTGTCCTTCACCGCCCTGGAGAAGGGCCGCCGGCACATGCTGGAGCTGACCCTGGGCACCGACCTGTCTGCCGTCACCCAGAACACCACCACGGGCGAGATCGTCGTGGACGAGCCGGACCTTCCCGTGGACGCAGAGTACCGGCTGCTCGTGATCGGTTCGGACGGCGCAACCTCCGACAACTGGATCATGGGGCGCGGCTATGGCCTCGTGAAGCTCGCCAACGGCGGCTCTGAGACCTGGGGCCGCGAGGGTGCCGTGTCCACCGAGATCACCCTGGATGTCTACACGGATGACGAGATCGGCGTCCCGGTGCGTCACTACATCGCGGGCACGGGCGCTGTGGCTGCTGCTGCTGACCTCGGCTTCACTGCCGCCCCCGTCACCCCGTAACAGACCGGGGCGGGCGGTCCTCCGGGTGTGACCGCCCGCCCCTCCCCTGACACCCGGACCAACGACTTAGGAGGCATCATGCCGCGCTTTGAGAAGGACGGTATCACCGTCGAGACCAGCATTCCCCGCGAGGCCGCACGTCTGCGCTCGGAAGGTTTCAAGGAGCAGAAGGCCCGCACCGCTGAAGTGCGCAAGGCCGACGCCCAGAAGACCGACAGCAAGTAACCCAACCACCTCACACCCGGAGGCAACACCATGGCTGACAAGCCGACTGTCCACCTGACCCTTGCCAAGCTGAAGGAATCCACGAAGGCACCAGAGCCTTTCATCCTTGGGCTGGATGGCGGCAAGCGGGTCACCTTCCCCGACTTCTACAACGGCATGGACTCCGAGGCATCTGAGGCCCTGCTGAATGAGTTGAACAACCCGCAGCGGGCCGGCGTGTGGCCTGCCCTGAAACTGTGGCTGTCGGATGGTGACCTGGAGAAGCTGCGGGCCCAGAAGTTCACCCTTCACCAGCTCATGCAGATCATTGCGGCCGCGAATGACCACTATGAGCGTCATTACGGCACGCCGGGGGAAGGTGGCGGCTCGGACGCCTGATAGAGAAGTACCGCCCCGAACTCCGCACAGACTTGCTGGGGTTCGGGGTGGACCTCTCTGAGTGGCTAGAGAATGGCCGCGTCCGAGCCTTACTAGACGTTATTGACCAACTCCCATCGGCCTCCCGTTTGTATGAGGCGATGGTGAATGACCCGGAGGAAGCGGACACGTTGGCGAAGGCTCGCCTGGGTGCCGACGAATCTGCCGAGTGGTCGCCGCGTGTGTCCGAGTTTGATCTGACCGCGCACATGCTCCGTGAGTTGATCCACGAGACGCGCATGATGCGTGCCGTGTTGATCCAAGCCAACGGGGGCAAGCCGGGCGAGATGAAGCCGTTCCCGGCCCCGCGCACGGAGATTGATGCCGCTGTTGAGCGGTTGGAACGCGAATGGACCGTGGACTTCCTAGGGAAGCTCGGGTTTGACGAATCTTATATTTAGGGGGCCTCTGTGGCAGTCATCGGCGTTCATGAGGTCCTGCTCACTCCGAGCCTGTCGGGGTTTCAGAAGTCCGTAGGGAAGCAGCTTGACGGCCAGTCCGCTAAGGCTGGTGAGCAGGCTGGCCGGTCGATGGGTTCCCGGCTTGGTGGTGCGCTGAAGGGTGCCACCATGGCTGGTGGTGCGGCTGCGGTTGCTGGTCTGGGTGTGGCCCTGACTAAGGGGTTCGGTCGTCTGACTGCGATTGAGAATGCGCGTGCGAAGCTGTCGGGTCTCGGCAATGATGCTGAGACTGTTGAGGCGATCATGACGAACGCTCTGGATGCTGTGAAGGGCACCGCGTTTGGTATGGATGAGGCCGCTACGGTGGCTGCTCAGGTTGTGGCTTCGGGCATCAAGCCGGGAAAGGAGCTTGAGGGCGTTCTCCGGCTGGTGGGTGATGCTGCCACGATTGCTGGGACCGACATGAGTTCCATGGGGGCTGTGTTTGGGAAGGTGGCCGCGTCGGGCAAGATCCAGGGTGACACTATCGCCCAGCTTGCGGACATGGGCATCCCGATTGTGCAGATGCTCGCTGAGGAACTTGGCGTGTCCGCTGAGGAAACCTACAAGCTCGCCTCTGAGGGCAAGATCAACTTTGAGACGTTCCGTGCCGCCATGGAGGACGGCTTGGGCGGTGCTGCTGCGAAGTCGGGCGAGACGTTGCAGGGCGCGTTCAAGAACAGCATGGCTGCTATTGGCCGGTTTGGCGCGAACCTGCTTGAAGGCGTGTACCCCAAGATCAAGGAGTTCTTCAACGCCTTCCAGGGCTGGATGGGTCCGGTTGAGGAACTGGGCAAGGTCATTGGCGAGCGGCTAGGCCAGGCCCTCGTGAATCTCGGGGACTGGCTCACCGGGACAGCGCTGCCCGCGCTTCGTGACTTCGGGGATTGGGTGCGGGAGAACCGTGAGCCGATCACCCTTGTGGCTACTGCGGTGGCTGGCCTCATGGCGGGGTTTGCGCTTTACCAGACGGTCATGGGTGTGGTCGGTTGGGTGAAGAACGTGGCTGGCGCGATTGTGCTGCTGAATGCCGCTTTGCTCGCTAATCCGATCATGCTGGTGGTCGCGGCGATTGGTGCTCTTGTGGGTGCCGCCGTGTGGGCGTACAACAATGTGACTTGGTTCCGCGATGGAGTGAATGCGGCGTGGGCTGGTATTCAGAAGGCGATTGCTTGGGCGTGGGAGAATGTGATTCAGCCGGTGTTCCGGTCGCTGTCTGACTTCATCACGAACACTTTGATACCGGTTGTTACGGGGTTTTGGCAGAACGTCATTCAGCCGGTTTTCGGGTGGATCGGCGAGCGGATCAAGGGCGTCTGGGAAGGCGTGATTCGTCCCACGTTCCTGCTGATGCATGACATTCTTCACCGTGTCCTGATTCCGATTATTCGGGCGTTCTGGGAAAAGCACATCAGGCCGACTTTTGAGAAGGTCGGCGGGTTCATCCGCGACACCTGGAACAACATCATCAAGCCGGTCTTTGATGCGCTTGGCCGGTTCATCACCGAGCATGTTGCGCCGAAGATTGAGCGCGGCGTGCAGATCATCGGTGATGTGTGGACTCGGCTGAAGAAGCTATTTGCTGAGCCGATCAACTGGGTCATCAACACGGTTTGGAACAACGGCCTGAAGAAGGCTTTTGATGGTGTGGCTGAGGCTGTTGGGTCCACGCAACGGCTGGGTCGGATCGCGCCTATCCCGATGGGTGACGCTAGCCGTAAGGGCAACTCTCGCGGCACGGGTGGTGTGACGACTTACGGGCGTCGTGCTGCTGGCGGCAACGTCCGCGAGGGCAAACCGTACCTCGTGGGCGAGTTCGGCCCGGAGTTCATCTTCCCTGACCGTGACGGATACGTGGCGACGGCGCGTGAGACGGCGAAGATGCTGGCTGCTGGTCAGGATCTTGACCCGTCGTTGGCTCGGAAGGCTGCTGGCCGGAATCCGCGTGAGGCTATGGCCCCGATGGGTGATGGTTTCAACTGGGGTGCTGCTGGCAACTACCTGAAGGACCAGTTGGGTCTTGGGCGGTTGCTGGGCACGGATCAGTTGGCGGCTGGTGTGGGCCAGTTGGGTGACTTTGCTAAGGGCATTCTGGACCCACTGTTGGGTCAGGCGAAGTCTTACCTTGGCGGGTTCGGGCGGAATGGTCAGCTTGCCATGGGTGCGGCGTCTAAGGCCGCGAAGATGGTGGTTGATTGGGCGCTTGGCAAGGATAAGGCTGCCACTGCGGGCGGCGTGTTCGGCGGCGACTATACGGGCGACCCTAGTGGTTTCTTCCGTCCGGTTGGTGGTTCCATCACGTCTCGCTTCGGTCGTCGCTGGGGTGGTATTCACTCGGGTATTGACCTTGCTGTGCCGATTGGTACGGCGGTTCGTGCTGCCTGGAATGGTGTGGTGCAGAAGGCTGGTTGGAATGCGTTGACGGGCCGCACGGGTATGGGCATGATCCTGGGTCACGGTGGCGGACGACAGACGTACTACGGGCACTTGTCCGGGTTCACTGCTCGTCCTGGCCAGACTGTGCGGGCCGGTCAGACCATCGCCCGGTCGGGTAACACCGGCAGGTCCACGGGCCCTCACTTGCACTTTGAGGAACTGATGGGCGGGCGCGCTGTCAACCCGGGCTATCTGTTCCGGGATCAGGGCGGCAATCTTCCCCCGGGCCTGTCCATGGTGCTGAACAAGACTGGTTCCGATGAGTGGATCTTCAATAAGGATCAGCTCGGGAAGTTGGATTCTGCGGTTCGTGGTGGCACGGGCATGGAGGTCAACTTCAACGGGAATATCGGTTATGACCCGCGTGAGATTACTGCGCAGATCGACATGGGCCGGAAGCGGGCCATGCTCGCTGCTGGTATTGGCTAGGAGGACAAGTGACGTTTGTTTATATCGCACCACCTCCAGCGCCTCCGGTGAATACCACTTTTTGGGCGAGGTCTGATCATGAGTGGGTTGGCTGGAATGGTGACACGTTCCGGTTGTCTGATTGGCGGTCTGGTGTGTTTCTGACCCAGGCGGGCACTGAGGGTATGGGTATGCCTTCGGAGTCCGCCTGGGTGCGCACTGGTTCGCCGTTTGTGCATGGGCAGTCGTATTCGGGTGGGGTTGTTGAGCCGCGCAGGGTGTTTTGGCCGGTGTATTTGTTTGCTGATGGCGGGTCTGCTGAGTGGCAGGAACTTGATACTAAGTTTTGGCAGACCATGCATTTCGGTAGGCCTGGTACTTGGCGGGTGACTACTAGCGCGGGGACTCGGGAACTTCGGTGCCGGTTTGTGTCGGATGGTGGGCATTCGTTTGCTCGTGATCCGCACAAGTTTGGTTGGCAGTCGTATGGGGTTGAGCTTGTTGCTGATGACCCTTTTTGGACTGCTAGTGAGCCGGTGGAGAAGTCGTGGGGGCAGGAGCCGCCGGTCAGTTTCTATGGTGGCGGCCCTGTTGATGAGCCCAGCCTTGGTGCCCCCCCGTTTGCGATTAGTGCGGGTACGTCGATTGCTTCTGCGGAGATCACGAACCCGGGCGATGTTGAAGCCTGGGTGTTGTGGTCTGTCACGGGCCCGGCGTCGAATATCCGCCTTGGGGTTGGTGGCCGTGAGGTGACGTTCCCGGGCGAGTTGTTGGAGGGGCAGACGTTGACTATCAACACTGACCCGCAAGACCAACTCGCGTACCGGAATGGTGTGGATGTGACGGACTCTTTGGGGTCTTATCAGTTTGCGCCTATTCCTGCGGCGGGGTCCACGAAACTGGATCTATCTTTGGATGGTCCGGGCACAGTCAAAGCATCATTCGTGCCACGGTACTTTCGTGCCTGGTGAGGGGGTCTTGTGCTTCAAGTAATGGCATATGACAAGACCTTCAAACGCCTCGGCAGCGTGGGCGGGTACTCCACGGTGGATCTCACGTTGATCCGTAACGGGGTATCCGCCTGCGAGGTGACCGTGCGGGCGTCCCATAAGAAGGCTAAGCAGTTGCGGGAGAAGGGGGCGCGGATCACGGTCACTGATGATGTGACTGGGGTGCAGTATTTTTCGGGTTCGCGTGTGGGCATGTCGGGGTCTGGTCCGGCTGATGATCAGATTACTTTCAGGTTTGAGTCTGATATGCGGATTTTGGCGCGCATGTTGGCGTGGACTAACCCTGCTGGGAATACCACGAATCAGCCGACGTATAAGCGGTATACGTCCGTTCCGTTGGAGACGGTGTTGAAGGAGGCGGCGTCCCAGAACGCGGCCCGTCTTGGATTGCCCCTGACCGTTGCCCCCACTAAGGGGCGCGGGCAGCTCGTGAATGTCGGGTACAGGTTTGAGCCGATCTTGGACAAGCTACAGACCCGCCTGGACGCATCAAACCTGACGGTGACGGTGGAGCAGATCGCGGCGGGCTGGCGGTTGGACGTAGCCGAATCGAGGGTGATCCGTAAGGACATCTCCGTTGAGTCGGGCACGCTGGTTTCCTATGACTGGGATGAGGAACGGTTCGCCGCGACCCGCACCCTTGTGGCCGGTCAGGGTGAGGGATCTAACCGGGCTTTGGCAACGTATGTGTCCACGATCCGTGAGGGTGACTTCGGGTTCCCGGAGGAAATCTTTGTGGACGCCCGCGACATTGAGGACGCCGCTGACCTGTCTTCCCGTGGTCAGGAGAAGTTGCAGGAAGACGCTGATAAGTCCGGCCTGTCAATCAAGCTTGTTGAGACGCCTACGTTCAAGTATGGGGAGCATTACCGGCTTGGGGACACTGTGACTATTGAGACTGCTGCTGGTCCGATTACTGACAAGATCAAACAAGTTCAGATCGTCGCCAACCGGGATAACGGCCTGACTATCACCCCGATTGTGGGCGAGCGAAGTGACAGCCCGGATATTAGGTTGCTTCGGTATATCAAACGATTTGCGGGCAGCCTGTCCGTGCTACAGAGGGGGTAGAGCATGGTCGCGTTGAATGTGACGAGTCTGGGTTATGCGGGGTCCATTGATGAGGTGTCTGGTGCCCGCTATTTCAATATGGTTGGCTCGTCCCGGTATGGGGTGTTGGGTGCCGATCATTTGAAGGTGACGATCACGACCGGGGACAGGATGCTTCGGGTTCTGCCGGGTACTGCGTGGGCGCACAACATTGTTGACGAGGTGGCGTCCGCCGCGACGATTCAGTTGAATGCGATTGCGTCGGGGTCGCGCTGGGATTTGGTGGTGTTGCGTCGGAACCCTGCCACCGGGCAGACCACCCTGGAAGCCATTGAGGGCGTGTCAGCGAAGACCCTGCCCCCGCGTGATTCGATCCCCTCCCACCCGGACCAGCCTCTTGCGTTGGTGCGTGTACAGGCGGGCCAGACGACGGTGCAGGAGATTGAAGACCTGCGTGTTTGGTCGTCTGAGGGTGGCATGACCGCTAACAGTCTGATGGTGCGGAACTATCTGGCCTCCCCGGGGACCAGCGTGGAGATCAACGGTACCCAGTGGGTGCGCCGGCTTGGTGTTGGTGGCGCACTCGAATGGGTTGCTATCGGTGGTGAGGTCAGCTTCCACAGTGTCGCCAACCAGACAGGGTTCTCATCTATCGGCGGGTACTCCGTCACGAGGATGCCCAACGGTCTCCGCCGTGTTGATCTCGCCGTGGACTACCGGCGCACCGGATCGAACATGAACTACTCCACCACTTACGGGTGGCGGCAGATGGGTGTCCCCGCTATCGGGGCTGAGGGTCGCGGTCAGCCTGTGGGTGCGTCGATCAACTCGATGCAGACCGTGGAACCGTTGTTCAAGTTCAACTCTCGGCTGGTCCTGCCGCAGGAAAACATGATTGCTTGGCGTCTTGTTCCGGCGTCCGGTGAACTCTTGTTTGACATTGCCCAGCCGGATGCGTGGCCTGCTAGTACGTGGCCGTGGCGCACTGATGAGCAGTGCTCTGTCCGTATGACTTACTTCGTCCAGTAGGAGGACCAACTATGGCACGGTACGCCTACCAAGAGATGATCGCCCTGGACGTGGACACGATGACTGTTGCGGCTGGTGTGGGCCAGATTTATGCGGAGTCCGACGTTGAACTGGTGACCCCCCTAACCCCGGTGGATGACATTGGGGAACCTATCACCCTGTCCGCCAACCCACGCACCGGGTTCCTGCCGACGTTCTATGTGGACGACCACCCTTCCGTCCGGTTCGTGTCCGGCGATTTGCAGCGCATCCTGGTGACCACCACCCCACTGTTCGGCCCAAAGGGTGAGCCGGGTGATATGGGCCCGTCTACCCCGGAGGCTGAGGCGGCGGCAGTGGCGGCACAGCAGGCGGCCGCTGAGGCTGAGACGTTGCGGGTGCTCGCACAGCAGACCGCTGGGAAGTCCGCCTACCAGTTGGCTGTGGATAACGGGTTCGTGGGCACCGAACTTCAGTGGCTCGCCTCCCTGCCCGGTGCCAGTGGTGCGCAGATGATCGACAACGGCACCACCGTCACATTCGGCCCGTAAGAGGGGGCAAACCATGACCGCACTTATCACCATTGAGTGGCAGTATCCGGACGGGAAGACCCCGCTGGCCGCACAGCAGGGCTCCCTCTACGTGGAACCCATGCAGGGCTGGGTCGCTGGGGATGCCCTCGTGAACCGTGTGCAAACCATGCACCGCGTCACCGGGGGCCTTTACGTCCTGTCCCTGCCGAATGACACGGCACGGGTGTGGAAGATCCGCAACGACCCCAACGGCTCCCACGCATGGACAGACTACAAACTGGTTCCCGCTGGTGAACCGGACGAGCCCGTGGCGCACGCCTACCGGGATCTTGTGTCAGTGGACCCCGCAACCCTCGCGCCCGCCCCGGACGAGCTGGTGGATGTGATCGCTTCCGTAGCCGCAACCACCATCACAGACGGCGCAGTCGTGGACGGGGCACTCATCCTCACCCGTGGCGATGGCACCACCATCAACGCCGGAAACGTCCAAGGCCAAGACGGCACCGACGCAACCGGGCCGACCATCACCGACAACGGCACAACCGTAACGATTGGAGCCTAACGTGGCTATCGAAGTCCCAAAGATCGACCCGACAACGAAGGCCATCCTAGAGCCCAAAACCAACGCAGCCATCAGCAAAAAGGTTGCCGACGACATTACCGCCGGCAACACCCCTGTAGCCACTGCACTAAACGCCGCGAGTTCACAGTCGTTCGTGGACCTGCTGAAGACGGCTTATGGCTCGGTCGTGGCACCACAGCCGCTCACCCTCGCAGGGTTGCAGCAGGCAGCCGAGGAGGCCAAGGCACAAGGCAAGGTGCTGGTCGCCTCGGGCACCCTGACCACGACGGGCACCCTCCTCCTGCGGTGCTCACACGACCTGTCCACGCTGACGATCACCTACACCGGGACCGGGACCGCCGTGCAGATCGGCGACCCTGCACTGGACGTGCGTGCCATCGTCGGCACCGCACCCCGGGTGAAGAACGGCAACAAGGGGGCATCCGGTACCGGCTGGACGGACACTACCTGCGGCATCGAACTGGTCAACCTCGTGGGCTCCAACATCACCATCCCGCACGCCTACGGATTCTTCGACGGGCTCCGGCTTACCGGCAATGGCACTGGCGTGGTCTACAACAACGTCTACATTGGCCGCCTGGAGAACAACAAGCGGAACATTCACAACACCATCGGCCCAGCCGGATCGTGGAACGGGGAGAACACCTTTTATGGCGGCCAGCTCTCGCACCTGAACAGTGAGCCCGGTGCGGGTGTCGTGCAACTCCTGTTCACCGGCAGTGCGGAGTCGGAGGACTTCGGGCGGGCGACCGGGCTGCGGTTCATCGGGCAGAGCATTGAGACGACCATTGCTGAGCGGCTGGTTGACATGCAGGCGGGTAAGTCCATCCTGTTCATCGGCACCCGCTTTGAAGACCCCCGGGGTGCTGCCCGTGCCCCCGTCCACTGGGGCCCCAAGGCCGCTGACAACATGTTCATCGCCGGTTACAACGCCGAACGAATGAGGCAGACCAGCGAACCCGGAGCCATCGGCAACGCCGTACTTACACCCGGACTGTGGCAGATGCCCGGACGCGACCAGACCGGCACCGGGCGAGGTGGCGGGGCGATCCTCAACAATGCCACCTCGTCGTCAGCCGGCGCGTTGAGCGTCATGGAGGCAGCATGGGCGGGCGAGGACTCGGCCACCGCATACCGGGCGCAGGTGTCCGCTAACTACTCCAGGTACAAGCGCGCCGCCGATACCTTCCCGCGCATCGAGATCGACCATTCAAATGCCCGCATCTACTTCGGTGACGGTGCCGCCGCATCCACCGCGTACCTCAGTCGGGCCGCATCCTTCATCGCCGTCAACGGCGCCTCACTGGCGTTCCTGGCAGACAACACCTACGACATTGGCCCCGGCGTATACCGGCCCCGCGATGTCAACGCCGCCAGGGACCTGTCCGCCGGGACATCCGTGCGGTACGGCAACGGTGGCGCACTGCCCACACCCATCGCGTCGCTGCGGGGACAGACCCGGCTGGTGCATGGTGCGGCAGGAGTGGCCGACACCCTTCATATCTGCATCAAGGACGCCGCTGACGCCTACGTGTGGAAGCAGATCGCCTGACCCGCTCATCACCGGCCCGCCCTATCTCGCAGGTACTCGTCATAAAGGTGCAGAATCGGCGGACTGCATGCAAGGGCAGCGGCGAAAGTTGTCGGCCAGATCAGGCGGAACTCAACCCAAGCAGACGGGGCGACCACCCAAGCGAGTGTGCTCAGAGCGAGTCCGGTCCAACCAATCAGCGAGACAACAAGGATCATTCGCTTCAGCACAAAGGGGTCCATGCCAGAAAGCCTAGCCGTGGTAAGCACGGTAACTGCGACCTGACCTGGCCACATCACCGGATTAGTAAAGAACCTGTGTGGCCCTGACCCTCCCCCGGGTTGGGGCCACACGCCGTCTCAATAAGGGGAGACCCATGCGCCGCCCGCGCCGTGGTAGCACACAAGCGCGGGCGACTAGGGCACGTCAACGCAACCGCAATAGAGGGGACGCGCCTTGTGGAGGATTACACCACACTTACTGCGCTGGTGCAGCCAGTCGCAAACGAACTGCTCTCAACATGGGGCGTCCCCGGACTCATCGCAGGATTCGCCATAGCAGCAGCAGTCGGGGCCGTCATCTTCATCGTGAAAATGTATGGCGGCCTCACATCGGCCCAGGTCACACAACTCGACCAGCAAATGAAACGCATCGAGTCCCTAGCCTCCCAGTTGGCTGACATGACAAAAGAACGCAACCAACTCATGGAGTCTTACCTAGCCGTCAAATACCCGCACAGTGACCGCGTGGACGTAGCCGAGAAAGTCGGCTTGGACCCCGTGGCAGAGGAGGAAGCATGACGGTTTGGGAACGGAAGCAACGCCTCCGAATCGCTATAGCTGTCCTCGTGTCCGCCATCTTGTTTGTTGCCGCCATGGCAACCATGTTCTTCATTGGGCGTGGCTTCCAGTTGGATGCGCAACGGGCACAAGAGAAAACGTTGACCCTTGCTGAACAAGTCATCTTGGAATGCGCTAACGGCAAAGTTGAGGTCTCAGGGTATGACGTGTGCGCCGAAGCCAAGCGCACCAAGAAAGAGATCACGGAAAACATTGTGGTCGGTGAGAAGGGCGACCCTGGACCGGCTGGCCCACCCGGCCGCGACGGTGCCCCCGGTGAGCCCGGCGAGGATGGCGAGGACGGGTTGAACGCCCCAACCCCACCCGCCGGACGTGACGGCGAGGACGGGCAAGACGGTAAGCCCGGACAGGACGGCGCACAAGGCCCACAGGGAGCCACCGGAGAACCTGGACCAACCGGGCCACAAGGCGAACCCGGTAAGCCCGGAGAACGCGGCCCAGCAGGACCCACAGGACCACCCGGGCCAGCAGGGAAAGACTCAAACGTCCCCGGACCACGCGGCCCAGCAGGCGAACGCGGACCCGCAGGACCAACCGGCGCGCCCGGCCGAGACGGAGCCGCAGGAGTCGGAATCCGAAACGTCTCCTGCACCGGAGAAGGCGCAGACTCCCGCTGGACCATCACCCTCACAGACGGAAACACCATCATCGCGACCGGCCCATGCAAGGCCGCCATCGCACCAACACCCTAGGAGCACCATGTCCGTCCGCTCAGATGTCCTCTCAGCATTGCAGGACTTCACCGTCCCCTACTACTCCCACGCTGGCAAGTACGTGGCTGGTGTCACGCTCAGGAACTGGTGTGAGTACATGTCCAAGGGCAATAGCGAGATCCGTAAGCAGAACGAAGACATCCTCGCGAACCAGCAAAAGATCCTGGCCGCACTGGAGGCTAAGTAAGCCATGCATAATCCAATGATTGGGCGGATCACTTCCCACTATGACCTGAAACGTAAGCACCCCGTCTATGGGACTGTTCAGCCGCACCGGGGCATCGACCTGGGCGCACCCGTGGGGATCAAGCCACACGACTACATAGGTGCCCCTGTGAAGGCCGCATACGCGGGCGTGGTGGAGTCTGTGTGCACCGTGTGGAACGCCGGCTGGGGCGCGATCTGGGGGCGCTCAGGGTGTGGCGTGTTCATCCGCAACCCTGACGGCGAAGGCCAGTATTACGGGCACCTGGATTCCGTGCTTGTTCGTAAGGGCGAGAAGGTCACCAAGGGGCAGATTCTCGGAGGCATGGGCGTGTCCGGGAACGTGACCGGCCCGCACCTTCACTTTGAATGCCACTCCAAAACGTCCGGGCCGAGCAACAACTACACGCACACCCGCGACCCCATGGCCGACTTTAGGGCCGCAGGAATCACCCCCGGCATGGACCCCATCATCATCGTGCAAAGCGCCACCACGGCCACCGAAACAACCGCACCCGTCACCGTCGCAGACCTGGAAGGACTCACCATGGCCGAAGTAGACCGCCTCATCGAACGCATCGGGCAAGCAGAAACCAACATCCTCGCAGCCATTGCAACCCTCCAGAAGTCCGTAGGCGGGTCCGTCATCCCCTTCGAAGCGTCCAACGGGAACAAGGGCACCACCAACCAGAACGGCGCACTCCGCTACCTGCTCACCCGGTCCCTGTCCACCGATTCGAACGTCACCGACATCGCAGAAGTCATCGTAGAAAAGGAAGAGGTCAGCAACTAATGGCAGGTAAGTACGAAGCTGAAGGCACCGGCATCCATGATTGGATCACCCGGGACCGCATCTACACGGGTGTGATCGTTGTGGCGGCCGGGATCATCGCCGCACTCATCACACTCGGCATCACCACCGTGGACGACATCAAGGGGTTCATCGACCTCGCCGTCTACCTCGTCGGCATCCTCGCCGGAGTCGCTGGACTTGTGAGCGCCGCACTCGCAAAGGCCAATGTCCAGCCGCCCGCGAGCACCATTGACCGCGACATCCCACTGGACTAG